GATGGAGGAGAGTATAAGATTGAGCAGCCATTTGAGAATATGCAATTCAATAAATTTACAGGTACTAATTTACAGGTAGGATATACTATAGATAAGGATTTCAATCAGTATGTTCCTAATCCTATGTTGTTGTATATGTATGATGAGACCAGCGCAACATTTAGATATGATGATGGTAGCTTTCCAACTGCAATACAAAATCTAACGGAATACATGCCATTTGGACAGGATATGACTCTTAATGGAGAAAATTATACTTTAAATTTCAATGCAGAGATAAGTACATTTACATTAGTTCCAGAGCAGAATACATTATTTGCTGAATATTATTTCGGATATCTAAGCAATCTATTCAGCCTCAAGAATAGGCGTACAACTTTAAAGGCTAATTTGCCCGTAAGTTTTCTTACAAGTTTGCGCTTGAATGATAGGATAGTTATTAGAGATAAGCGCTATATTATAGAATCGATTAAATCCAACTTAAATAGTGGAGATGTAGATTTTGTATTAATAAATGATTTTAGGCCTGTATTATCTGATCCAGATGTGCCTCAAGAAAGGCCTATACCTATTCCAAGTAATGCCAATTGCGTAGATGTAAAAATACTATTGCCTGTAAATTGTGTTCAAGCAGATATAACTACATCGGATGCTGGAGTAACTATAAGTCCATCTACGCTAACAAGTGATGGATTTGTTGAGGTATGCGTTCCAGCTAATGATAATACAAACGTCTTAAAAACGGAGGATGATGCTGATTATGTCAATACCGAAGATTTAGCAGATAGAATAAAAACAGAGCAGAATGATGCTAACATTTATACTTTGACCGTTACCTATACATATCAGAATGGCATAGTACAAACAACACAAATTTATTTAACTCAAAATCCATGATTAAACATATAATAGATTTACTACAAATAGACGAATTTTATGAGGCATCAGAGAATGTACATATAGCGAAAGGATTGTATAGTTATGAGACAGGATTGAAGGCGATATATAAGCAGAAGAAGCGTGAACAAATGTTAAAAAAACTAAAAGCAGAATCCAATGGCTGAAAACAAGGAAATTAATATTAACATAAAACAGAATGCCGATAAGGCAGAAAAAAGTTTTAACAGCTATAATAAAGAACTTAAGAAAACAAAGAATGCATACGATGCCGTCTTAAAAAGTGGTAAGCCATTTGACCAACAACTTGAGGATATCAATCGAATAGTAAAAGAAACGCCTTTAAATGTAAGGGATATGAATAAGCAGATACAGGCTTATCAATCCATTGCATTGAGTGCTGGTCGTGAAACTCCTGTTGGTCGTAAAGCTTTAGAGGAAGCTGCTGCGCTTCGTGATAGATATGTAGATATTCAGAATGAGACTAAGCGATTAGCAGATGATCAAAAAACATTAGAGGGTGCTATGCAAGGGGTGGCTACAGGAGTGGCCGTTTATGGTGGTATTCAATCTGCAATGGCATTAAGTGGAGTAGAAAGCGAAAAGCTACGAGAAACGCTTGTTAAACTCCAAGCAGCGCAAACGTTAATGAATAGCATTAATCAAGTAGCAACTGCATTCGAGAAAGAGAGCGCCTTAATGCTTACTTTAAAGTCTGCAAAAACTAAAGCGGTTACCGTTGCAACTGCGGCATACGCTACGGTCACAGGAACAACTACAGGAGCATTAAAGTTGTTTAGAATAGCTTTAGCATCTACAGGAATCGGTGCATTGATTGTAGGTATAGGTTTGTTGATAGCTAATTTTGAAAAGTTAATAGGCGTATTTGATCCAGTTATTCAAGGATTAAAGGATTTCGCTGATTGGATTGGTATTACCAATTTTGAGGAAGAGGAGAGAGAAGAGGCAAGAATCAAAAGAGCAGAAGCACAAAGAAAACGAACAAAAGCAGAGATTGAAAGAGAGACAAAATTAGCTGCTTTAAGAAGAGAGAATTTTGATAATGAGCAAAAAGCAAGAGATAGGCAAATTGCATTATTACAGGCAGAGGGTAAAGATGTTGCTATATTAGAACAAATAAAGGAACTTAGTGCAATAAAACAAGCCAAACGCGATATTGAATACGCAAAAGGTCAGATACAAAGAATAAGACTATTAAAAAGACGATTGGATGGACAAAGTGAAGAAGCTAAACAATTTGAACAACAAATCGATGCGTTTAATAAAGCCATCAGAGATAGTAATCAGCAAATAGCAGATTCTAACAATCAATTAAAAATAAATACAATAAATGCCAATAAAGAAAAAACAAAAAGCTACAAAAAGTATGTTGAGGATATTAAGGCATTAGATAGGCAAATACAGGATGCTCAATTAGAATTACAAAAGGATGGACTTGAAAAAGATTTAGAGGAAAATAGAATTAAATTTGAGCGCCAAAGACAGCAAATAAAAGGTAATGGAGAAAAGCAAAAAGAATTAAGAGCCTTATTAGTTGATTTAGAATTAAAAGCAGAGCAAGAAATAAGAAAAAAATATTACGAAGAAGAAAAAAGCGATAAAGTTGAACTTTTAAATTTTGTAGATGAAACAAATAAAGCAGAAGTAGAAAAAGAAAAAGCTAAAAATCTTGCAATATTAGACAACGCAGTTGAAACCAATAAAAAAATAATTGAATCTGATAAAGCGGTTGCACAGGCTAAAAAAGACATACAAGATGCACAAATAGCAAACGTAGAAGCTGGCATTGCTTTATTTAAAGATTTAGCTGGAGAAAACAATAAACTACAGGCTTTGGCAATTGCAGCAGAAAATGCCGTAGGTATTGCAAAAATCATTATAAGCACACAAGCAGCAAACGCAGCGGCAAAGTTAAAATATGCAGCTATACCTGGCGGTTTAGCTTTGGCAGCGGCAGAAATTACTGCAAATAAAATTAGTGCTGGTATTGGTATTGCAGCTTCAGTAGCAGCAGCAGCAAAAGGTATCGCATCACTTAGAGCAAGTGCGCCATTAGATAGTGGAGGGGATTTAGGTGGAGGAGGTGCTGGAGGAGGAGAGGTTATTAGTCCACAATTTAACGTAGTGGGAGAATCTGGCATTAATCAGTTGGCTCAACTTCAGCAACAACCTGTGCAGGCTTATGTAGTAAGTGGAGAGGTTACAACAGGCCAGGCGTTAGATAGGAATAGAGTGCAAAATGCAACATTATAAGGCTAATTAAGTAATATTATTATGAGAATAATCGAGTTAATCATAGATGAAAATGATGAGAGTAGCGGAATAGAGGCTATCTCATTGGTAGAGCAACCAGCGATTGAGAGCAACTTTGTAGCGCTAAATAAACACGAATTACAATTGAAGGAGATAGATGCTAAAAAGCAGATTCTCATGGGACCAGCGCTAATACCCGACAAGAGCATATATAGGCGCTCAGAGTCTGGAGATGAGTATTATATCTATTTCTCTAAAAAGACCGTAAGAAAAGCATCTGAATTATTCTTTAAAAAATCTAATCATAAAAATGCAACCTTTGAGCATAAGGATAAGATTAATGGCGTCACTATCGTGGAGAGTTGGATCGTAGAAAATAAGGACAAGGATAAAACTGCGCTGTATGGCTTAGATGTTCCTGTAGGTACATGGATGGTATCCGCTAAAATCGATGATAAGGAGTTATATGAGAAGGCACGCTCTGGAGACGTTAAAGGATTCAGTATAGAGGGGTATTTCGCAGACAAATATAACATGAGCTCTGATGATAAAGAGGATAAAATAGCATACTTAAAAGAGATTCTCAATGTGGAATTGGAAACTTATAATGATTATCCTAAAAAAGCCAGCGAAAATGCAAAAAGAGCAATCCGTATAAAAGATGAAACAGGCATAAAATGTGGAACTTTGGTAGGCTGGCAAAGAGCATCCAGTTTAGCTAAAGGTGAAAATATTTCAAGAGAAACCATCGCCAGGATGAGCGCCTTTGCTCGCCATAAAAAAAATAGTGATGGCAATCCTAAAGAAGATTGTGGCGCTTTGATGTGGTTAGCTTGGGGAGGTACTGAAGGAGTGGAATGGGCGCAAAGAAAATTAAAGCAGATAGATAGTGAAGGAAAGTAAGACAGGAGTATTAGGAGGAAGGCAAGCATGCCTATGTAAAGATGGTACTTATTCTGTAGATTGTTGTAATGGATCAATCTATGCCCAAAGATTTAATTTTGGTAATGGCGAAGTAGTGCCAGAAGGTGCTAATAAATATCTCGTAAAAAAATGTACTGATGATCATACCCATCATGTGCATATACATGATGCTACTTTAACAATAGGAGCAGTATATTTTATGAATTATGCTAATGCTCATCATAATGGATGCTATAGCGTAGTGGAGGAGGTAGATGGTGGAGGATTGCATTTAGAAAGCGTTGATTTATACGCAGATTGTGATACCTGTTTGGCATCTACATAAACACGAATTTGCAACAAAAAAAAGTAAATAAAGTAATATATATACAAAACGTTAAAAATGGAGAATAGAACTATATTAAACAAAGTAAGAGAATTGCTCGGAATGGAGGTTAAATTAGAGCAAAGAAAATTAGAGGATGGAGTTACCATCGTAGAGGCCGATTCATTTGAGCCAGGAGAGGAAATAATGATCGTTACAGAAGATGAGCAAATGATTCCTTTACCTGTTGGAGATTATAAAATGGAAGATGGCCAAATCTTAGTAGTATCTGAAGAGGGTATTATAGCAGAGATTAAAGAGGCAGAAGAGGAAGAGGAAGTAGTAGAGGAAGAGGCTAAATCTGAGGAGAAAGAATATGAGGAGGAAGAGGAAGAGATGGCAGAGGCTAAGCCTATCAAAAAGACCGTTGAATCTATCGTAAAAGAGACATTCTTTACAGAGATAGAAAATCTTAAAAAAGAGAATGCAGAATTGAAAGCTAAAATTCAAGAGTTAAGTTCAGATAAAGTTACTGAAGAGCCTACAAATGAGGCAGAAGTATCTGAGCCTGTAGCTGAGAAGGAAGAGGTGGAATTGTCAAGCGATGAGCCAGCAGATAAGCCTATTTCTTACAATCCAGAAAACGTACAGAAAAAAGAAAAATATGTATTCGGTAAAAATAGACCAAGAACTATTATGGATCGAGTATATGAAAAATTAAATAAGTAATAAATTTTTAAATAAAATAAAATGGCAGATTACCCAACAATCACAGGCAGCACTTATGCTGGCGAATTCGCTGGAAAATATATCAGCGCGGCTTTACTTTCTGCACCTTCTATCGATGGAGGAGCAGTTACCGTAATGCCAAATATCAAACACAAAGAAGTTCTACAGAACTTAACTACATCAGCTTTATTGGCTAATGCAACATGCGATTTCCAAACAGAAGGAGCAACTGTTACACTTACTGAGAAGGTTTTAGAAGTTGAGGACTTCCAATTGAACTTACAATTGTGTAAATCTCAATTTCATTCAAATTGGCAAGCAGCAGAGATGGGATTCTCATCTTTTGATAACTTACCTAAATCATTTGAAGATTATCTATTGGCTTATGCAGCATCTAAAGTAGCTGGAGAAATCGAAGTATCTCTATGGAGAGGAGTTGATGCGACTGCTGGTCAGTTCGATGGACTTGTAACATTGGCTACTGCTGATGGAACTGTTAATGACGTTACAGGTACTACTGTTACTGCTGGAAACGTAATCGATGAGCTCGGAAAAATTGTGGACTCAATGAATACAAATACTAACATTTACGGCAAAGAGGATACACGAATTTATGTATCACGCAATATAATGGCCGCTTATGTTCGTGCACTTGGAGGATTCCAGGCTACAATTGGAGCAAATGGTGTAGATAATAAAGGTACAATGTGGTATTCTAATGGTGCTGCTATCTCTTTCGATGGTATTCCATTATTTATGGCTGAAGGTTTAGCTGCTAATACTGCAATGGCTGCTCAAGCATCTAACTTGTTCTTTGGATGTTCACTATTAAGCGATACACAAGAGGCACGCGTTATAGATGTAAGTCAGTATGACGGAAGCGACCATGTTCGTGTAATCATGAGAATGGCTTGTGGAGCTCAAATCGGAGTTGGATCTGATATAGTTCTATATTCATAATATTAACCAGAACGAAGTAAGGAGGAGGTAAAATGCCTTCTCCTTTTTTTGTTCATAAAACTTTAAAATATGTCTTGTGATATTACAAATGGTAGAATTGAACAATGCAAAGATTCGGTTAGTGGTTTAAAGGCAATCTATTTCATTAATTTTGACGATTTAAATAGTGACAACGTAGTTTATGACACAACTGATACAGACGTAATTGATACGTGGCAACCAGCTGCAACTTTAAATTTGTATAAATACGAATTAAAGTCTACTGCAAATAGTTTCACTACTTCTATTAATTCAAGTCGTGACAATGGTACTACTTTCTTTGAACAAACTTTAGTAGCTAACCTTAAAAGACAAGATTTTGCTACACACAAAAACGTAAAGTTATTGGCTTATGGTAGACCAAGAATTGTTGTTCGTACAATGACTGACCAATTCTTTTTAATGGGATTAGACCAAGGTGCTGACGTAAGTGCTGGAGAAATTTCTACAGGTGCTGCTTTAGGTGACTTCAATGGTTATTCATTGACGTTCACGGCACAAGAAGAATTGCCAGCTAACTTTATTGACGTAAACAATGAAACTGATTTGGCACTTGCTTTTGCAGATTCTGGTGCAAATCCAGCCGTTATTGTTACTTCTTAATTAAGATTCTTTCTTATATTCCTATCATAACACAATCAGAAGGGCGCTTTTAGGAGCGCCTTTTTGTGTTTAAATACTCATCATTTATTTTGATTAGAATAGTGGAATTTTAATTTAATCGCATATCTCAAGTTTTTAATGTATAGATATGCCAGCTATTGTAAAGTGCCGTTAAAACGCACCAAAATGCGTATTTGGCCATTTGCATAATTAAAATATTATTTGTATGTAAAAACAAATAAGAAACAAAAAATGCAAAATTCAGTAATATATATAAGATGATTATTTTACAACCAATATTAACGGAGCAGAGTATAAGTTTTATACCCAGAAGCCAAGTATATGATGGTATGTATGTAATCGGAGAAAGCAGTAATACGGAAACGGAAATAACTATCACAAGTTCTACTAATGGAGATTATTATGATACCATAAATGCCTCATTTGTAAATGGCAGTTTTAGCTTATCTAATAATGAATTCTATACTTTAGAAATTCGAAATGGTAGCCAGGTAGTGCATAAGGATAGAATTTTTGTTACTGATCAATCTCCTGTAGTCAATTATAGTGTTAATAATGGGGAATACGTTTCTCAAGTAAGCAGTAATGAATTTATAATTTATGAGTGATAATATACATATACTCGAATTATCTGGCTATGAAGCTCCTGTAATAAAAGAATCCAAGAGAGAGGAGTGGGTAGAATATGGCGAGGACAATAACTATTTTAAGTATCTCATCGATAGATATACAAATAGCACAACTAATAATGCTATTATTAACAATATTTGTCGCCTGGTATATGGTAGAGGCTTGTCAGCTACAGATGCCTCAAAAAAGCCTAATGAGTATGCGCATATGATGGCGCTATTGCGTAAGGATTGTGTAAGGCATTTAGTTACTGATTTAAAATTATTAGGCCAATGTGCTATGCAAATAATCTATACTAAGGATAGGCAAAAAATTGCAGAGGTGCATCATATACCTGTCCATTTATTGCGTGCCGAAAAGTGCAATGAAGAGGGCAAAATCGAAGGTTATTATTACTCAGATGACTGGAGCGATATAAAGAATTATGTTCCTAAGCGCATTCCAGCATTTGGATGCTCTAATGAAGCATCTGAAATCTTTTATGTAAAGCCTTATTCTGTAGGATTAAAGTACTATGCCCACGTGGATTACACAGGCGGAATTCCTTATACGGTTTTAGAGGAAGATATCAGCGAATACTTAATTAACGAGGTGGAGAATGGATTCTCTGGCCGCAGTGTGGTTAATTTCAACAATGGTATACCATCGGATGAACAACAAAGGTTAATTAAAAATAAGGTATTGAGCCAATTAACAGGCATGAGTGGAGAGAAGGTTATTGTAGCATTCAATAACAATTCAGAATCTAAGACAACCGTAGACTCAATGCCCGTAAATGATGCTCCAGATTTATATCAAACGCTTAGTGAGGAGTGTTTAAGAAAGATCATGCTTAGCCATAACGTAACCAGCCCTCTCTTATTTGGAATTGCGAGCTCTAATGGATTCTCAAGTAATGCAGATGAGTTAAGAGATAGCTTTGCGCTCTTTTCAAATATGGTAATTGCTCCTATGCAAGAGTTATTATTAGATGCATTTGAGCAGATATTAGCATATAATGGCATGAGCCTTAATTTATACTTTAGGACATTAAAGCCTTTAGAGTTTGTTGATTTAGAAAATGTACAAACGGAGGAGCAAGCGCAAGAGGAAACAGGCTTGGAATTACAAAAGGATTTCTCAGATAAGGAAGGAGAGCGCATCTTAGAGATTTTAGAAGGCGAAGAGGTTAGCGATGTATGGGAATTAGTAGAGGAGAGAGCATATAGCGATAATAATAGCGATGTAGATACATGGATTGCAGACTACGAAAAAAAGAATAAAAGTACATTGCAAAAATTAGCAGAAGTAATTAAATCCTTTCCAAGTAGATCAAGCCAATTAGATAAATCAGTATACAAAGTAAGATATAGTTATACTAAAGGCTTAGGAGGGCCAGGTAAGAGTAGAAATTTCTGCGTTAAAATGATGCAGAGAACAAATAGCGGAGTAGTATACAGATTAGAGGATATAGATAAGGCATCCAGAGAAGGCGTTAATAGAGAATTAGGCCATAAAGGGCAAGCTTATGATCTGTTCAAATTTAAGGGCGGTGTTAATTGTGGACATTATTGGAGCGAGCGCTTGTATAAGCTGAAAAAGAAAAAAGATGGCTCATATTATGAGGATAAGGCGCTAAGTAGTTCAGCAGAGGTAGAAAGTATACCAAAGTCTTACATGCCTACGCCAAGAGGAAGAGAAAGAGCGGCCCAGACAGAATGGTCAAGAGGAGATAAAGGACATCATCCAAATTATAAAGGTTAAGCATGGCAAAAGCATTATTAATATCAAGAGCAGACGTTGTTAAATTCACATCCATGAATGGTAATGTGGACACAGATAAGTTCATTCAGTATATCAGCATTGCACAGGACATACACATTCAGTCAATGACAGGAACGGATTTGTTGGAAAAGATACAGGCGGACATAATAGCTGGAACTTTGGCTGATCCATATCTTAATCTACTTACTACATACATTAAGCCTACCTTAATTCACTATGCGATGGTGGAATATTTGCCTTATGGTGCATATACTATTGGCAATAAAGGCATATATAAACACGGATCAGAAAATAGCGAAACATTAAGTAAGGAAGAGGTAGATTTTTTGAGAGAAAAGGAAAGGCAAACGGCAGAGCATTATAGGCAGAGATTTATAGATTACATATGTAGCAATAGTAATTTATTTCCAGAGTATAGTACTAACTCAAATGGAGATGTTTATCCGAGTACTGATAATAACTTTCCTGGCTGGGTTTTATGAAAAAGAAGTATCAAGCAAAGAGTAAAAATGTAAAGCGTTTAGAGACGTTTTTAAATAAATATTATGGCAGAAATCAAGATAAGCGATCTAACGGCAAAGGGTGCTAATTTAGATACAACGGATTTACTGATTATCTCAGAAGATGATGGCGCTGGAGGATACGTTTCCAAGTATGTTACAGGTGCAGAGCTCGCTGGAGGCTCAAGCGCTACTACATTATATTCTGGAGATAGTACAATAGGCACAACAAGAGTTGCTACGTTAACGGATAGCTTAACTTTTACAAGTGGTCAAATGATTCGTATTGCTAACGGTACTAATATTGTCGAAGTAACAGACTATACACATTTACCAAGTACTTTAGCGGCGAACACTACTTATGTTATTCGTGGATTAATTAGAGTAAGTAGCACAATTACGGTAACTAATGACGGCTCAAAGATTATAGGCCTGGATAGAACAAAAGATTTAATACAATACACAGGCACAGGTACTTTATTTGATATTACTGACGTAGATTTTAGTATTCAAAATGTAGGATTCACTACTACTACTACAGGTAAAATACTTGATGCTATTAATTATACTGCTGGTGTTAGTGCAAATAATTACGGAAGAACTAAAGTATTACAGATTTTCGGTTGTGAGTTTAGAGGTTGTTATGATTTAATGACAATTACAGGCTTCGAATTAGTCGATTTAAACAACTCTATTTGTTGGTATAGTACAGGAAGTATAGGCTTTCAATTTAAAGACGTTAGACACCTTGAAATAAGTTCTTGTGAGTTCTATAATTGGTATGATGAAGCTACTGCAACAACTTACTCAACTGCATCAATGATTGAATTACTTGCAAATGGCGTTGATAATGTAGGTTTTGCAGTTATCAATATCAATAGTTCAATAGTACACCCAGAGGAAACACAGAACGGAATTGAAATAAATTCAGCAAGTACAACGTCTTTTGGTACGATAAGCTCTAATACGTTTATAGATGTTGGATTGACTACAGGTAGTTTGTTTTTGCCAGAAACAAGTGGTAAGCCAGATTATCAGCAGACGTATACTTACAACTTTGATATAATGGCTAACCAAGGTCTTTTGGATAGTAGAGCAGGTATATTAATGACTATGAGTGGTAATACTACTGCAACAACTATAGGAACAATTGGAACACCTGTTGCTATCAATACAGGAAACAATAATGCTCAGACTGAACGAGTACGTTGGAGTGGATCAAGTGGTGGTCAAGCTACTTATTTAGGCACTAAATCTATTTATGTAAGTATTCATGTTTCTATGGCTTTTCAAAAGTCTGGAGGTGGTAGTGATGAATTTAGCTTTTTCGTTTATAAAAACGGAAGTCAATTAGCACCAAGTGAAACTAAAACAGACGTAGCAAGTACAACAGGTACTATTTCAATGACTTATGCAACTCAGATTGATGCAATGAATTACTTGCAGTTTTATGTAGCTAATAATGATTCAACGTCTAATATAACAATAGAATCTTGGCAAATAGTAATAAGAGAATAATATGGCAAATACAATAGGATACGGACAAGGTGCAGTTAATAATACTAATGGCTTCGGTAAAGCACCAACAAATAATACCATAGACTTTGGCGAAGTATGTGCGGATAGTTGGAGTCCAGAAACCAACTTAACAGGAACAGGTGGTTCGTCTTTTTCTAATACTAAATCAATAGAACTTGATGGCATTGATGCTTACGTAAATCAAAGTGTTTCTACCACAAGTAGCACTGGTAGTATTAGCGTATGGATAAAGCCGGATTTAACTGATAATCGTTCTTTTGTTGTATTTGATAACGGAGGTTATAGAAATTATTTAATTATTGTAAGTAATAGTGATGGAACAATCAATACACAATGCCGTATAAACCCAACTGTTCAATGGAATTTAAAAACTGATAATTCTGTTTTAAGTTCTACAAGTTGGACACACGTAGTTGTGACGCATAACGGAACAGAGCCAAAAATATATATAGATGGGGTTTTCGTTGCTCAAACTTTTTCAATCTCAACAGACAAAACAATTTGGTGGGACACTTTTACACCTACATTAATGAGGTTAGGTTGGTTTAACATAAATGGTTATACAAGAAATTCTTGGACAGGAATAATAGATGAATTTAGTTTATATGAAACAGAATTAAGTCAATCACAAATAACAGCAATTTATAATAATGGATTGCCTACAAGTTTAACTGCATACAATAGTTTAGTTTGGTTAAGATGTGGCGATGGTGACACACAACCAACTTTAATAAATCACGGAAGTAGTGGAGTTGATGCATTTATGGGAAATCCAGAACCATTTTTAACTGATGTACCTACATAAAAACGAATTAAAATAAATTAAAATAAATTAAAATGATTAAATCTTTTAGCACATACGCAATAATAAACACAACTGATTTGGCAAGCATAGACTTTTCACAAATAGGAGAAACAAGCGCAGACACTTTACGCTACAATTTAGCTAATACTGAATTTATAATTAAGTGGAATACAACGCCAGCTTTTATAACTGACGGCTCAGTAGTGCCTGTTTCTGAATTAACACACCAAGAAGCTTTGGCACTTATGCAAACGCCAGAATGGTCTGAACCAATACCTGTAGAATAATGCATACTAATATACTTGCAATATTATATTTTGTATTCGGTTATGCGTCTGGATTTGTAATGATAGTAACAGATACAGAATTACACGTAAAATTGCTTGGTGCTTATCTATTAATTTATATGAGTTATATCTTGAACGAACAACTATAACATGAAAACACAAGTCTTACTTTTAACAACTAAATTACAAACCTATTCAACTAAACTAATGGCTATTATTTGTTCGTTTTTTTTACCTATTGTTGGTATATTGATCCTAATCGCATTATCTGTAATATTTGATACTATTACAGGAATATGGAAAGCTCGTAAATTAAAGCAACCTATTACCAGCAGAAGATTATCCAATATTGTTTCTAAGATTCTATTATATGAGGCCACGGTCATGCTATTCTATTTGATAGATTACTTTATAGTAAATGATATTGTTATTACATTTTTTAGTATTGATATGCTAACTACTAAAGCCTTAGCGCTGGTATTGGTGTCTATTGAGGTTATAAGCATTAATGAGAACTATAAGGCCGTTAAGGGTATCGATTTATGGGCATCCTTAAAAAACCTATTTGCGAGAGCAAAGGAGGTTACTCAAGATTTTAAAAAGATAAATGAGAAAGATCAATAAAATTATATTGCACTGCTCAGCAACTCCAGAGGGCAGAGATCATGATGTAGAGGATATAAGAAGATGGCATTTAAGAAGAGGATTTTCTGATATCGGATATCATTACCTTATACACATTGATGGGACTATTGAGCCAGGTAGACCAATAGCCAAGCCAGGCGCTCATTGTTCAAACCAAAATAAACATAGCATCGGAATTTGCTATGTGGGAGGCATGGATAAAGATATGAAGCATCCAAAGGATACAAGAACACAAGCGCAGAAGGATAGTCTCATTAAATTAATGCATGAATTGATCTATAAATACAATAAGGATATGACCATTCATGGACACAACGAATTCGCCAACAAGGCATGCCCATCATTTAACGTACAGGTAGAATATGAAAATTTATAGTTTATTTTGCGTTTTAGCGCTTTTCTCTTGCTCTGCTAAGTATCACTATCAGAAGGCTCTTAAAAAGGGCTTAGAAGTCGTTAAAACAAGCGACACGATAAGAATCGCTACTATAGATAGTATTCCTGTAATAAAACAC